TAACATGAATGACACTAATGATAACTCTGATTTAGGTGATAAGATCACTGAATACTTTGCAACAAGTATAGATGAAAACAATCATTTATTATCTGAAGACTATCATTTCTGTAAACTTGCTCGTGACAATGGTATTAAAGTACATGGTGCAGCATGGACACAGTTAGTCCATACAGGAACTTATCAATATAGTGGGAGATTGGTATGACCAAGCCATATATCAAAGTAGTAAGTATCAAAGATACAAAAGAAGGTGATTGTAAATTAACTTTAGATATGAACCAAGCAGGTAGAGAAGTTATATTGCAAGCAGGCATACAAAAAGCCCTATCAGATTACATGGTAGAAAACTCAAAGAAACTATCGTTTTGGAATAAGCTACAAATCTGCTGGAGTATATTGACATGAGAGACCAATTAACTAAATTCAAAACTAGGCTGGAAAAAATAGGTATAGATGTAACCTTTGCCGCAAATTATCCTTGGATTTATTTTGATACTATTAATGGTAAAGAAGTTACAGGAACATTTCATGCTGACCATGGATGGACTGCATTTTTTAGTCCTGTTACCCTACATGGCAAAGTTAAATTTAGTGATAGACGAGAAGTATTTAAAAAGGTAAGGGAGTTTATAAAATGAGCTGGAACTATCGCATCATTAAGAAACGTTTAGCAGATATAAAAGAAGATTACTACTTTTTATCTGAAGTGTTTTATGAGCGTGACGGTACTCCAATGGCATATGCAGATGAGATTGAGATATCAGGATATAATAAAGATGAAATTATAACTGTATTAGAAATGATGCTTAAAGACGCAAAGAAACATCCTGTAATCAACGAAAAGGAGTTCTTTAAAAATGATAATCCCAAATGACATGATTAGCCATGTAGGTAAAATATTTCAGGGTGAATATGCTATAGAACGTATGGGTAAAAACCCTTATATTATAGACATAGGTGCTAACGTAGGTGGGTTTGCAGTATGGGCACATGAATACTTTGATAAGCCAATAATAGATTGTTATGAACCTATAAAAGCAAATTATGATTTATTAAGACAGAATACAGCTGGAACTGATATATCCATTAGAAACTTTGCTATTGGTAAAGAAGATGGTGAACGTATGATGTACTATGGATTGAATAACTGTGGTGAAGCTAGTATGTTTCAAGGTGAAGAGCAAAGACCAGAAGGTGAAATGGTTAAAGTTATGTCTGCTAAACACTTGCCAGAGTGTGCAATCATGAAGATAGATACAGAAGGTGCAGAGATTGAAATACTAGAAAATTTGACTGTGCAGCCAGTAGTATTTCTTATAGAGTTTCATAGTGCATGGAATAGAAGGCGTATAGATGAAATATTGTATGATTATACCTTGATTGATTGTACAATGCGTGGGTATAATTACGGTATTTTAAAATACTTAAGAGGTAAATTTTAAAAGGTGATATTATGGGAGCACCAAGAATTTATAATCAAGAGTTAATAAATGAAATACAAGCCTTTATAAACTCACCACAATGCAGAACTAATACTGATGTTAGAAGACATTTTAAAATGAATGGCATTAAATTAAAAGAATTAGCAGCACAAGGCTTACTTAAACTTAAGCCTACATTAAGTAAAAGTATGGTAGCAAGAATTGGTAATGAAGCGTATCGTATTAAAAAATCTTTAACAAAGGAGGTAGTAGATGGACAACGTAAATCATCCGAAGCATTATTTGGTAGGGGGGTTGGAGATTTAGCTAAATCTGAATGGTATAAAAACAAGTTGGTAGAGGTAATGCGTGATGAAGAGGCTATTAATCCTCCAGAAGTTACTGCACAGCTACAAAGACTTGAAATGGTAGATGATTAGCATTAAAATAAAAGATGAAATTGTATCCCATTGTAGAAGTATATTAAAAACAACTAATTTTGGGAAAAGAGGTATTGCTGATGGTGATGCCTCTGAACAATTAAGAGGTATTGTAGGTCAATCAGTTGTTCAAGACTTACTTGGTTTGCCATTAATACAAGATGCTAATGGATTTGATGGTGGTATAGATTTTACATATAAAAATAAAACTTATGATGTAAAAACTATGGGTAGAAACTGTGATCCTAAACCTTATTTTGTAAATAATTTAATAGGTATGCAAGATAAGTATAAAGTAGACAGATATATATTTTGTAGTTTAAATCGTATTAATATGACTTTAACAATATGTGGATGGATAGATAAAAAAGAATTTTTACAAAAAGCTAATTTTTATCTAAAAGGAACTGTTAGAACAAGAAGTGACAACACTACTTTCGAAACAAAAGCAGATCTATATGAGATTAAAAATACAGATCTACATAACTTTAATTTAATCGTCTAAATCTGGAATTTCTGAATATACTGATAAACCATCGCCACTAATCTCTATGTGGCTTCCGTCATCCAATACCAGAATAAGTAAGTCTTCACCGTAGTAGGCTTCTGCTTCTACTATTTGCTTTCCTACAATGTGCTCACATAACTTTTCTAAATTCATAATATTTCCTATATGCTGATAACCGCTTCTTTTGCTACTTTTTCTGATTTTACTGCACGAGACCATGATCCACATCCTTGACATTGAAAGCGTTGATAAACTCTAGACAAACTAACTTGAGTGCCACGTTTATTTAATTTGCGTGAACCGCAATTTGGACAACAAGTATTTGCGGAATACGCACGTTCTTATTGTATTCTTCCATAGTCTTCCATGCCTTACGATCATTATTCATACACTTGACCCATAAAGTATGACCTTCATGTTCAGTCTTGCTTCCTAATCCTAAAGCTTGTGATACATAGTCTAGTTTGTTAGAAACAAATCTAAACTGTCTTCTTGCTACTTGCAATAAATCTATCTGTTTAACAGGTGCTGGAGGGTTCATACCAGACAATAAAAATTCTTTTTGTAGGATAGGTATATCAAACCTAGATCCATTATAATGCACTACGGCATCAGCTTCGTCTAATAGTTTATGCACTGACTCTAACATTTTTTTCTTTCCAGACTTCTGAATTGAGTCAAACATGATTTTAGATTCACCATACCATTTAGCAGCATAGCAAAGCGTATAAGATGATTCTAATAGCTGATTAATTGAAATGTTTTGGTCGTAGATACCCCATACATGAGCTGTATTAGGTGATACTTCTATATCAATCATTAAAATTTTCATAGTAGTCTCTATTAATTAGATACACTATTATATACTAGATATCCTAATAAAAACAGTAATATATACTTAAAATGATCTATTGCACAAAGTATAATATACATCCGTCAGTATGTGCAGATGTGTTACCTGCATGAATACGAACACCTGTAAAGTTAGGTACGTTAAGTATGTGTGGCATGTCTTGTTTAAATCGTACAGATGCGTCTATAATGATTTTATATTCACCAGTAGGTATAGCAGTCTTGCCCATGACTTTAGCACCATTTCTAACTGCATCTTCTAGCGTATAACACTCATACACACCATCTATATACATTTTACCTATAGTATGTGTATCTTTAAACTCAAATCGCTTTACTTCAATCAACATATGAATTGATATATTCCAATGCGTATGTAAGTGATTCCATTGCCATCATAAATGCTAGAGAGAATCCCATAGCAATAAATAATAATGTAACAACAATTAATTTAAGAAACGATAACCCAATAAAATTCATAAAATGTAAGATTATCATTTAGCACTCTTTTTAATGTGTAATAGTGAACGTTCACCGAATAGATAGAAACCAACTGCACTTGCAAAGTTATCTACTTCAGATGTTGCTGTACCGTTAAGGTGCATAGTAGCCCATGTTGTTAAAACTAATAAGCCAATAGCTGGTCGCATAAGTCTGATAATAGCTTCTACCCATAAGTATGATGGGTTACCACCACCAGCTTCATTCATTACTTTAAAGAATTCTAGGTCAATTTCTTTCATCTTGACATATTGTTCTATAGTAGCTGGTTTAAATTGGTCAGGTGCAATAAACTTATTTATAAGTGATTTGCCTAAATCTACAGCGACTGGTGCAAAGGCAGATAAGATTGTAATTGGATCTATGATATTCTCCTTATAGTTCTTTAGGGTCGTAGCCAAGTGTGTTAGCTACTCTCTTTTGTAGTTTTAAGAATAAACCTTTGTGACTTGTATATTTCTCGGTTTTAGGGGATTCAAGATAGCATATCATGTGGATAATTTCATGACAAATAGTCTTGATAACTGTATCTAAATGTCCACACTTTGCAGTTGATATAGTGATGATATGTGGTTCGCCTGCTTCTGGTGGTTCGTATTGTCCACAGATAGTATCGTCATGTACTACTACGAAGTCCACTTTGCTTGCAGGTGGGAGTTTATATTCGTCAAACACAGGAAATTGTATAAGTGTGTCATACAAGTTCGCTATATTATTTTCAGTAATAAATGTCATAGTGTTGAACGTGGGCTAAATAGTTGTGGATTATATACTGCTGTAGAGTCTATTTCAGGAAAGTAAATTAAGACAGATGACATACCATTGACATCATCTTTACGCCAACATCCTTCATGGTTAGCTTTACCTTTTTCAGTAGCGTATGCAGCATAAGGATAGTTTTTTAAGCCCATCTTTATAAAGATACATTCTTCTGTAGTAAGCACAACTTCACCTACATCTGTTTTCATAGACATTTCTTTTGGAAGTTCTTTGCTATCCGCATAGTCATATAAAAACAACCATAGCAATACTAAAGTAACTGCCATGAGAAATTTTTGCATTTTATTTTCCTAACCAGTTGTGCATAACGAATGTAAATAGTCCGCCAATAAATGAAGCTATAGTCATGCCTGCCCAAAATCCACCTTTGGATTTATTAGCAAGGGCTAGTAGTTCATCCATGCCTTGTTCTAATTTGTCTATTTTCTTTTCCATTTGCTCTACTTGAGCCACAAGTTGTCCGTACTTAAATGGGTCGATCTCACTCATTTTTCTAAACTTTCGGTGCGTTATATAGGTTAATAGGGGGTAATTTTAGATCATGCCACTCAATCATTTTGGAAACAGTGATGGATCTATTTTAAAATTAATTAACTCTTCGTCTGTTACTGGAAATGGTGCTAAACCAGTTTGCTGTATTGGTCTACCATATCTTCCAATATTTCCAAAGTTTTGTAAATCAACTCCGTAGCGTGCTGCAGAACCAAGACCAGATGAAATTTGACCAAGTAATCTTGGGGATGATGCTAACCCAGCTCCGCCAGCAGCTAACAGACCTAAAGAAGGGTCTAAATTTGCAAATTTTTCTAGTCCAGATGCACCAGTAAATAATAATCCACCACCTAAACCTGCTAAACCACCAGCAGACAGTCTTAATGGGTCTCCTAGTGATAGTCCAGTTAATTGAGGAATAGCTTGAGTTTCTAATTCTTGTAAGATTTGATTAATATTTTTTAATCCAACCTCGCCTTTTGGTGTATCTTTAACAAGTTGCTGTAATTTAGATATTTGAGGCTGAAGATTATCTGACTTACCAACTGTTTTCCTAATTTCATCTAAATCATATTTCATTTTGTTATATTGTTTCATAACATTAGGAGTTCTTGGATCAACTTTTGATAAATCATCTTCTAAATATTGATTAAATTTTTTAAGTTTATCATTTAAAGGATGTACTGAATCTGTAGGAACAGAAAATCTTCTATTGCTTAAATTTTGTTTTAACCTAAAAATATCATCTGCTTTAACTGTTTCAAGATTATCAAAATCATTTACTACTTGTTTAATGTCATTATATTCGTCTAGTTTAAATTTAGGAGTTGCTGGTTTTGGTCTAGTAACTTGAACTGACTTCCCATTAACGTTTTCAGTTTTAGTAAAATATAAATCATCAAACATTGAGTCTAGGTCTGTTTTAATCTTATCTAGTGATTCAAATGAAGCAGTTTTGCCTTGTAATCCTTTTTCATATACATTAAAATCATTTTGTATATTTGTTTTATATTGATTAACTTTTTTATTAAAATCTGCAAGAATTTCACTAGATGTTACTTTACCTTGTAATCCTTGTTTTAATGCTTCTGCTCCTCTAGCACTTGATTTAGAAATGTCATAAGCACTGCTAACTAATCCAGCAGTTCCTCTGCCAGAAGCGATGTTAATTAATGGATCAGCAACAAATTTTTTGCCTGCTCTAATAGTGCCAATTACTGGATCTATGCTTTCACCAACATTTCTAACTTGTTTAGCAATTTGACCTGTTTTTCCAGCAACACCAGTTACACCAGTTGTTCCCAATGTTAATATAGAACCAACATCTGCCATTAAACCAGCAGGATCATTTTCTAGTGTTCTTAATATTTTATCTCCAACAACAGACCAAGCATCTTTTTCTGGACCAATAACATCTCCATATCTTTGAGCAAAATATTCAGATACGCCTTGAGCTGCTTGCATATTTTGTGTAATTGGAGGTTTGGGAGAGTTAGGATTTTCTTTAATAAAGTCATTGTATGCTTTTAATTCTGCAAAGCCATTAAATACAGATTTAATGTTATTATATGTTTCAACTGGACTTAATATAGGCTCTACATAACCTTTTGCAACATTAATACCTGATGGTATAAAATTGGATGCTAAATTCAAAGCAAAATTTAATGGATCTTTAGTATATTTTACTTGTTCTTTAATAGGTGCTCCAAAAAAATCTGCAGATACTTTATTTTGAAAAGAATCTTTTGGCAAAACAGTAGGTCTAATATTTAAAGGTATTGGCTTGTCAAAAACTTCAACATCAACAATGTTTTTGTTTGCAACTACCTCAATTGGTTTTAATTTTAATTCTGCCATCATTTATCCTATTTTAAGTATATGTTTTCAAAACCTTGTTTCAATACGTCTTGTTTTGTTAATGGTTGCTTTGTTTTTGGATTTTTAAGTAGTCTTAAAGTATTGTCTGGTGCTTGTATGTAATAATAATTATCTTGGATTCCTTTATTACCATAAAGTTTACCTTGCAATACAGAACCTAAATAGGCTGTTCCAGAGTTAGTCTCAAAATTGGTAACTATTCTTTTTTCAAATCTATCTGTGCCTTGAGTACCATAAATAGTGCCATGTTTATTTAATATACCCTCACGAGATTTATTTAAAATATCTTTTAAGTTTAATAAAGCAGATCTTGCACTATCTGGATTAGTACCAGCATCTGGTAATTCAGTATAACCTTGTTTAACTAGATTTAACTCTGAATAGTTCATTTGACCATAAGGTGTTGCTCCATTAGGATCTTCTAGTTTTTGTTGTTTTAATGTATTGGCAACTCCACCGCTTTTAATTTTATTCCAAATAATTCCAGCAGCTTGTGCTTCACGACCTGTTGCCTTTGATATATCTCCACCAGCACTAAATAAATCATTAAAACCTGCATGATTTAACAACCTATCAATTTGCAATTCTGCATCATTATATTCTTGCAAAACTCTAGTGTTAAGATTTGACATTTCAGGAAATTTATCTTTATATTCTTGAACTTTTTTAGGGCTATATTGTAAGTTTGTACCAACAATAGGATTTTGATTTGTAAATTGATCGTTTGCAGCTTGAAAATTGTTGTAAGATTTTTCTTGTTGCAATGTAGGTTTTTTTGTTGGAGAAACTACTGGTTGAGTTTGTTGGGTAATACTTGGTTGTGTTAATGGAACTCCACCTTGATTGCTATAAATTACAGGTTCTGTTCTGTCAAGTAAATTTAAACTTGGAAGCCTAACTTCTGTTGGTGGTGTATAACTTACTCCTTGACCAGTAGAAACATTTTGAGGTATTCTACCTTCCCTTAATATATCTGCAGGAGTTTTCATAGAAATTTTATTGATTCCTAATGCAGGTGTTTCAAGACCTTTAATGTTTGCTTCTAATATATCCTTTTGTGTTAATCCGCCTTTTGATTGTAGCAATGTTAAAGCTTGATCTGATGTTAAGTTATTAATATCACCTCCAATAGCTTTGATAGCTAAACTTTCGTCAAAAGTTGGTGCAGGATTCTTAACTTTTACCATTTGCGTAAGGGTAGCAGATAAATCAGCTTGATAAGCGTCTCTTAAAAATGGGTCAGTTGTAGTGTTAATTAAATTTATTAAAGCATTTTTTTTCTTTTCTAATAACTCATTTTCAACTGTTAATTTTTTAACTTCTAACCCACCTTTTTGAATATTTTGCATAAGGTTAGCTAGTTCAGTAGTTGTCATAAAGTTTTTAGTGGCTGCATCTATAGGAGCT